CGAAGAACTAAAAGATAAGTTGAACCGCATTGAATATGCGCTATACAACGATGGACAAACTGGTCTTATCAACAAGGTAGATGCACTTATTGAAAATCAACAGATCATCAAAATTGATGTTGAAGTTATGAAAGCAAAGGCAGAAGCATGACCCAGGCAGCAGATTTTGTAGCCAAGGCTCGCTCCCAACAAGGCGTAGTCGAAGGCCCTAAAAACAACGAAACCATTTACGGCAAGTTCACCAGTCACGACCTACAACCTTGGTGCGGTTCATTTGTTATGTGGTGCGCGGCTCAGATAGGCTTCAAAGCTATGCCTAATTGCGTCTATACGCCCGCAGGAGTCACGATCTTTCAAGGGCAAGGTAGATGGTACAACCACGAAACCGCAACCCCGCAAACAGGCGATATAGCCTTTTTTAGCTTTGATGGCAAAGGCACCGAGCATGTGGGTATCGTCATCAAGGATAACGGCGATGGCACAGTAACGACCATTGAAGGTAATACCAGCCCTGATTCAAAGCCTGCGGGTAGCCAAGCTAATGGCGGTGAAGTTTGCTTAAAGACACGCGCCTATCGCTCTGCCAATAAGCGGGGTATGCCTGTTTTTGTGGTAGGTTTTGGTCGTCCAAAGTGGACATCCTGAAGGAGAATAAATGGCACAAAATCGTTATTTACTAAACATTTCACCTAAAGTGTGGACTGTTCTAAGCTTTTGGTTTCATGTGGCTATTGGCGGAGTAATGACAGAATATGTCATCCACCATACCACCAATGTTCGCGCACTTTTAAGTGCTGGCGGAGCTGCATTGCTTCCTGTTGTATATCGCTACTTCAACCCTAGCGATACCTTCCCTGCTCCAAATCCAGCCTTAATTGCTGCGGATGCTCAGGTACAAAGCACAACTGCGGATACAATTAACAAATAATTAAAATACTGCATTAAAACCCCCGACAGGAGAAGGTCGGGGGTTTTTTTTGTGGTAGGTTTGTCTTGCTGGCAAATCGCCAGTACTAGGGCGACAAAAAAACTAAATAGCACAACGATTCCGAGTGATATCAGGTCGTAAAACACCCCCGTCAATAAAAGACGGGGGTCTTTTTTGCGTTATGATATATACAACCAAAGGGGAGGGCTCTATGGACTTATTAACGGCTATTGAAGAATTGGCTCAAAAGCCATCTACAACGGGGTTTCCATGTAGTGTCGGCTTATTCTTAAAGCAAATCAACGAGCAAGAACGGCTTGCTTTTAACAAGATTTTAGATAACAACAAAGTTGGTGCTTTAGCAATTTTTGATATGCTGAAAAGCAACGATTACAAAGTAAGCAAATCTGCTATTTATAAACATCGCCGCAAACAATGTAGGTGTTTTGAATGAGCTTAGCTGACGATCTAAAAAAGATCGAAAAAGAGGCAGACCCGCAAATCGCCGATCTTCGTAAAGCTCTTATCAACACTCAGAAAGCTTTACAAAAGGCTAAAGATAGAACCGAGGAACTAGGCGAAGCGGTCTTTCGTGCCGCTTATGATGCCACTTTAGCTATGGGGGCTATTCCTCCCGTACCTAAACCTTTACTTAACAATGCTAAAGTAAAGAGTAAAGCGGAAGTTGCGCTTATTCACGCTACCGACTGGCAAGGCTCAAAGGTCACGACAAGCTATAACTCAGAGGTAATGAAGCGCCGAGTAATGGAGTTTGCCGCTAAGTCAGTTAAAATTACCGATATTCAGCGCCACGATCACCCTGTTAAGGATGTTGTGATTATGTTTGGCGGGGATATGGTCGAAGGCTTGTTTAACTATCCAGCTCAGCTATGGGAAGTAGATTCAAGCATTTTCGAGCAATACACAACAGTTTCTCGCCTTATGGTCGATTTTGTCAGATACTTTCTAGCTCACTTCGATAAAGTTACAGTTGTCGCTGAATGGGGTAATCACGGCAGGATAGGTTCCAAGCGTGATCATGTACCTAAAAACGATAACTTTGACCGTATGTGCTATGAGCTCGCCCGACAACTTTTGGCGGATGAAAAACGCTTAACTTGGGAAGATTGTCCCGAAGATATACAGCGTGTTGAAATTGGCAATTACCGAGCTTTACTGATGCATGGAGATGAAGTAGGGCGTTCAGGTTTTGCTAGTCCTAGTGCTTGGCAAGCGGCAGGTAATCGCTGGAAAGCTGGTTCATATAAATGGGATTTCACCGACATATACCTTGGGCATTACCATAGAACCGCTAGCGAGCCTATGAGCGCGCAAGACGGCATGATTTATTGGACAGGTAGCATAGAGAGCGATAACCGATATGCTAGGGACTCTATGGCGGTATCGGGAATACCTTCTCAACGCTTACACTTTATTGACCCCGTCAAAGGCAGAGTTACTGCTCAGTATCAGATATGGCTAGATTAATGAAAAAACCTTGGATAAAGCCTAAAGAACTAAGTCTTGAAGATTTGGCATGGCTTATGTTTGAGAAAACTACATTCCTTGAAGCACAAGAGTTTGCCTATGAACTAGGGTATGAAATCGTTATCCGTTGGAACAAATAATGTGGAGTTGGGTATTAGCCATAGTAGGCATTACAGGGATATTCTTTGTAGGGCGTAAGACTGTATGGGGTTGGTTGGTCTTAATGGTCAATGAGTGCTTATGGGTAGCTTACGCGCTAGAAACTCGCCAATACGGGTTTATCTTGGCTTCTCTTGGCTATGGAGCTGTTTATGTCAAGTCTTTCTTAAAGTGGTTAAATTAAAAATTTTTTTTTAATTTTAACGCAAAACCCCCTCTTATTTGGAGGGGGTCTTTTGTTTTTTAGGGGGAAAATGAATTGTAGGGCTATTCTTCCTCGGGGTCAAGATCGGGGTTATAAATCGGTATTTCAGATATCCTCATCAGTTCTAAGGCGGTTGCAAACGCGGTGGAAGCCCTGTTGGCAACATCCGTCAAAGCGTCAGGATAGCTCTCTGAACACTCGATTTCAACGGTTAAAGCATAAGCTTGGATGCGTATAGCAATCATCTTCATAGGATACACTAAAAAATATTTTGCGGAAATGCTTAAAAAATGCCGTTTTATAGATTAAACTGAGTCCAATGCCAAGCTCGGCAGATTACGGAAGGAACGGCAAAATGGGTTTTAACCCTAACGATTACGAAACAGTAGCAGACCGACTAGCTCGGGCGCACGCTGATCATCCCGATATGCGGGTACTAACTCGCTTAGTTCATGTAGAACGGGTAGATGGCAGACCCCTTCAATACATAGTCGAAGCACAAATATGGCTTGGCGATCTTCTGAAAGCGCAAGATTACGCGGAAGAAATTGTCGGCTCTTCTATGGTAAATAAAACTAGCGCGTTAGAAAACGCTTGTACCTCTGCCATTGGTAGAGCTTTGGCTAATATGAATTACCAAGGTTCACTTAATGGTAAAAACCAACGACCTTCACGCGAAGAAATGGAAAAGGTCGAACGCGCATCTGCAGAACCAACAGCACCACCTGAAAAGATTGCCGATGCTAACCAAGCTATTGAACAAGTAGCTAGCATAGCTTCTCTCGCAGAGCTTAAATTATTTTATACGGGCGTAAAAGAAGCTGGACTGCTTACCATTAATGTAGGTGGTAAAACACTTAATACAGCTATCTCAAAGCGTAAGGAAGAATTGGAAACAGTTAAATGAGAACCGATATCCTTGGTTTTACGCCTCACCGCGTAAGTAAGCACTCACAGTTTTATTATGATGTGCGTACCGCAGTACGAATTGTCTTTTGGGGCGCGATCTTTTTTGCACCCATATGGGCATTATTAGTGTTGGTGGCATAAATGATTACACCAGCACAAGTAGAAGCTCGGCTTCTTGAACTATCCAAAGAAATTGACGAATGTCATAAAGACTTAATTGATTCTGAAAACGAATATCATGTGACAAAAGCAAAATACGAAATTGCTATGGCAAAATCCCGTATGAAGCATAGCCACCCTGATATGAAGCTTACAGTAGCTATGCGAGAAGATCAGGCGTTGATAGATAACGAGGAGCTACATATTAACCTTTCGTATGTCGAAGCGCAGGTTAAGGCTACCCGCGCTAACGCTACGCGCCTAAAAACACAAGTAGATATCACGCGTTCAATCGCGGTATCAGTACGATCAGAAATGGCGGTATCGTAATGGTTGAGCAAATTCAGTTGCTTAGGCAGACGGCTTATGAAGTCTTATCACCTAGATTTCAGCTAAGCCCTGAAGATCGTGAAGAGTTTGAAAGACTTGCTGGCGAACATGACAGTAGCGTTGATTTTGATTTAGCGCGTATTGTTTCTACACAAGTTGATAATATTGTAGATGTTGTTGGCTTATGGCTATCTCGTTTAGGTCAGCAAATATTTGAAGCGCGGATAGCTGAGATTGCAGGTCAAGATGAAGACATTTAAGATCGCGCTAACCTTAGCTCTTATTGCGATTCCGTTTGCTAGCAACGCAGATGTTTATGTAGGCGTAGATGCCAACGGCGTAGCGGTTACGGGAGCAATAATGTGCGATGCTGGAACTTGCGGTACGGGTAGCTTGTTTAGTCAAGCTACCTTACCTGCGGGAGCTCATTACGCATTACAAGGTGTCGGTATTGACTACGGCATTGGCAATAATAATCCGAATACGATAGTTGCGGTTAATGAAGCTACTAATACTTGGACAGTAACGGATGGCGTTACTAATCAAGTTCAGGAAACTTTTCAGCCAAATAAAGAACCACAGCCAATGATCGAACCCGTAACAATCGTTCAGGACACTTCAACAGTAATTTATGTAGGTACGCCAACAGTTGATACTACGACTACCACAACCTCATCTCTAAAAATGTTGCTTAAAACCACAAAAAAGGTTAGTAAGGTAAAAAAGGTGAAGCGTGGACATAGTTAAAATTCTTCAAACAGCTTTAACGGAAGCAGATAATCAGCGCGACAGAAATGTTCAAGTTGATATTGGAGCTTCGTCTATTGGCGGTTGTCGAACGGCGGCATGGCATATAATGAACCAAACGCCTAAAACCAATCATAATACAGAGCGATTAGCCGCACTTTTAGGTACGGCTATTCATTCGGTTATCGCAGAAGCCTTGGTAGCGCATGATGTTTTTGGCGATGACTTCATGATCGAGCAAGAGCTTTCCACGCCTGAATTACGAGGGCATTGTGATTTTTACTCTAGATCAGAAAAGCTAGTTGTTGATTGGAAAACAACTTCATTAAAGAATATAACTAGGTTTCCTTCAGCTCAACAGAAGATGCAGGTTCATCTTTACGGGTATTTACTACAAGAGAACGGTTACCCCGTAGATGAAGTTGCGCTTGTTGCTATTCCACGCGATGGCAAAATGAGCGATATAAGAATGTGGCGCGATAAATACTCAGAATATCAAGCAAAAAAAGGACTAGAGTGGCTAAAAGAAATAAAGCAGATGGAAACCCCACCGCCTGCCGAACGAAGCGCAGCATATTATTGCCGTGATTATTGCCAATTTTACGACAGAACAGGGGAAACAGGATGTCAAGGAAAATAAATGTTGAAGATGCCGCAAGTAGATATGGTGTCACCGAACGGACAATTCATAGATGGGTTGCCGATCACAACATAACTAAATATATTCATCCGCTAGACTTGCAAGATGTTATGTATGATGATGACGAATTAAACGCAATAGCTAATCCTAAGCCAGCTATTTTTTACAAGGATGTAGATTGGGAACGAGCAAATTGTAGAGGCTTACAAACCGATTTATTCTTTTTAGAAGATGATTTGTTGCGCCGTAAGTTTTTAGAATTTTCGCAAGTTCGCGCAGTTTGCTTTAGGTGTCCCATACGCCAACAATGCTTGGAGTGGGCTTACGCAAATGATGAGCGTTACGGCATGATGGGCGGAGTGTCGGGAGTTGAACGCAGACTTGTAGCTCAAGGCAAGTTTAATGACCCGTTTCTATCTACTCTTAAAACTGACATAAAAGCTTTTGGCGGTACTTTAGAGAGTATCGTTGAAGCTTCTAAATATCGAAGGGCATCTAATGAAGTGTCAGCATAGCTGTTGTTTAGACTTACGGGAAAAAGCAGTAAGCGATCTAATTGCCACCCGTGAAGCTTGGCTTAATACGCAAGAATTACCCGACAATTCGTTTGCCGCTTGGGTGGATTCAGTCTTCAATGTAGCTATAAAATCTATTAGGGAGCTTAAATGACAGATCAGCTAATCGAGGTTAATGCCGATAACTACTTTGCCGCTATTCCCTATTGGATTTTAGAGCTCAATCTTTCTTCGGCGGCAGTTCACTTGTACGCCGTTTTAACCCGATTTGCAAATTGGACTAGCAAACAGGGGTATCCTTCACGCCAGCGATTAGCTACCTGTATGAATGTGTCTATCAAGACAGTAGATCGGGCTAAAGATGAGCTTTTATCCGCTAGGGTACTGGTGTACGAACGCCGACACAATAAATCGAACTTTTACACCCTTATAACCGCTAAACCCAGTAGGGACAAAAACGACATAACTAACGACCATAGCGACAAAAACGACATATCTAGAGGCGACAAAAACGACACACTAACTAGAGTTAATAACAAAAATAAAGAGACAGGCGATAAATCGCCCACCCCCGATTTGATAGCTCTTTACCTTGACAGCCTTCCTAGAGATCAGAAAATCAAGCCTAGCGGCAACCAGCTAGCAGGGCAGATAACAAGCTTGTTAAAAATGTATTCGCCAGAGGTACTTCGAGAGCTTATTCCTTTGGTCGCTAAAGACGGTATGCCGCTCTCTACGGGTACTTTAATGATAGCCCAAGAGCGAAAGCCTTCAAGCTCTCCTACCCGCGTACCGCCAGCTTATGACCCTTTAGAAACCGAGATGCTAAAGATTGCGGCAGCTCCTATGCCCGATTCAGTAAAAGCTTTAGTGAACGGCATCAAATTCGGGAAACCGCCCGATTAGTCCGATTTGCGCAAAGTAAGTAATCTATGACACACTTAGCTTGTAAGTCTTACACGATTAGGGGGAACTAATGCCAAAGACTCTACATATCTGCAAAGGCGCAGAGCTCATGACGGGGGATACCCTTGTCTTCAAAAACCATCACTACACGATTATCCACATTGAGGATGAACAGTATGGTCGGAGCGTATGCCTTGTGGACAACTTTGGGGATAAGCGCGTGCGCTTCATCACCAATGACGAAATCGTGACTATTGAGTTGTGATTAAGTTCTCGGTGGAAGGCACACCGATACAGCAAGGCAGTATGAAGTTTATCCGTCCTGGCGTAATGATTCATTCCCGCGCGGAAGATTTAGCGGTTTGGCGCGCCAATATAGCTAGTGCTGCTAAACTGGCAGGATGCAAGCCAATAGCCGAGCCAATATCTATTAGTATGAAGTTCCGAGTCAAGCGACCTAAATCCGTCAAAAGACCATATCCGACTGTTTCACCCGATTTAGACAAGTATGTCAGAGCGGTAAATGACGGCTTGACGGGTACGGCATTTGAGGATGATGCGCAAATTGTCCATATTGTCGCTTCTAAGGTGTACGCCGACCAGCCCGGCGTTGATATTGAAATATCAGACGAATTTGATTGCCTTTAATCGAACAGGCGTTCGATAAAAAAACTTTAGGAAATCTTAGATATTTTGACCATTTCACTATATTATTGAGCTATCAAAGGTTGAACGGCAACCTTAGATACACGAAATGGAGAAGCAAGTGAGCAAAAAGTACGAATGTTTTAATTGCGGAAAGACTTTCGCTAAGCGTTACGAAGAAATGCTACATATGGATTTTCACAAAGGCGAGCCAGTAGTTCGCGCCGCAGGTTGTTTTTGCGGAGCAGATTACGATATCCGCAACGGCAAGTGCGCTAAATGCGGACACATTCACAGCGCAGGTTGGGTGGTAGCTTAAATGAATAAATTAGATCAACGCATCGAACGCCTAGCTTATGAATTATTTACCAAACAAGGCTTAGATTTTTCTTTAGTTCAATTTAAGATTAAAGAATTAAAGATTTGCGTAGAACGCGGTTATAACTCACGCGCTGAAATTCTTTCGTTAATTAAAAAAGCAGGTGCGTAAATGACTAAAGCATTAACAAGCGCAATACTTAAAAATATTGACAAGCAAGAATATGAAATGCCAGATGGCTCTGCTTGGCAGCAAGATCATGCTCGCATTGTAGAGTTTTTTCTAGATCAACCAAAAGAAGATTTGGAAACTGTAGCAGAAGTTCTTTACGGGCTACAAAACCTACAAGTGAGAGATTACGCGATGGGTATTATGCGTCAAAGCGATCTAACTCATAAAGAAGCTCTAAAGACTTTAATCAAGTATTCATCAGGTAAATATCAAAAGCCTCCTAAAACTTTGCTAGCTTTATGGCATTGGGAAAACGGTGAAAATACAAAAGCGCAACAATCTTTACTAAAAATTAAAAAGTATAACTTGGCAGATTTACTTACGCGCACTATGGCAGCAGGTTGGCCTTCTCAAGAATTCCAAACTATGCGTCAAGAATTACACCCTAAAGTATGCGTAAATATTTTTGGTGAAAAGGTGGATGCGTAAATGACTTACGAAGGCTGGAAAAACTACGAAACTTGGAATGTAGCTCTTTGGATTAACAATGAAGAGTCATTTTACAATCTTGCTTTAGGGTTTATGAGTACATATAAAGGCTTCAAACCTTATATGGCTTTCACTACTCGCAATCGTATGCGTTTAGGAATTACAACTACCGATCGCGTTAATTGGCATAATCGCACTTTAGATTACGAAGCTCTTGACGAAATGATGTGGGAATTAGCTCCTAACGGCGCAAGGCAGGTTCAATAATGGAAGTTACTTGCGCTTGGTGCGGTTCTAAAGGCGGTTGGGCTAATCGCTTAAAACTCTATGTAACTAATGTAGGTAGCTTTCTTGGCGAGTGCGAATGGTGTCAAGATAAAATAAGGAGAGCCGCATGAAACCAATTACGATAGAGCTCACGGAATATGATTTTGACCGCTTACACAACACGGCAGCAGAGTGGGCAAGTCATAAGCAAGTTTTTCAAAAGCAATCTAACCGCTTCGATCCCGAACCATCCCTAGATTGGCAGATGGCATATTGGGTTGATAGCTATACAGAAGCTCTGCTATGTCAAGCTTTTTTATCTAGCAGAGATCACGAGTCCCAAACAGTATGGGATGAAGGCATGATGGAGTATGCTGTATTAACCAATTACAGAACGGAAAGTTGGTAAAAATGGACACTTTAATTATCCTCTGCAACTGCACAGTTTGCGATTGCGTAGGTCATATACAAAGAGATCAAGATTATTGTAAATCTTGCTTAGATAATCACGGCGATTGTATTGACGGCGTTTGCCAGCATATACGCTGTGAAGGCTTTCCCGATAGGGAAGGGTAATAATGTTACCTATTCTTATTCTTGGCGGAATTACAATTAGTTTAATTTTTATTATCCTTACAAGCTTAGAAAGGCCATATGATGAAGGTAATATGTAAAGAACAGCATTGGAGCGTTAAGGATGGGCAGTTAATCCTAGACACGCCCGAAGGTCAAGATTTAGCAAAAAAAGTCATAAAGACTTTAGAAGCTCAAATCAGATTAGATATTTACGACAAGATTTGCGCTTTACCGCTTACAACTAATCGTAAGCAACTTATAAAGTTAGGGTTAGATAATGTGGCTTTAATGGTTCAAGATGCTTGCGCACAGATCGCGCTAGGTGAAAAATGAGACCTACTTCAGCAGCAGCTATGATTAAAGCAGCGCCAAGGTTTAGTTCTAATAAAGCTAAGGTGTATCACTATTTAGCAGATCAAGGTATTAGGGGCGCAACAGATCAAGAGATGCAGGCAACCTTGATGATGTCGGGCGATACGCTTAGACCCGCTCGCCTATCTTTACTTAAAGACGATTTAATTTATGATTCAGGTCAAACTCGACAAAATCCAAACGGCAACGATTGTATAGTATGGGTAATATCGGATATTCAACAGATTGGAATGTTTTAATGCCTCAATATGAATACAGATGCCAAGCAGATCAAGCTATGATCGAAATTTATCAATCATTTGAAGACAGTTCTATTCCTAACTGCCCTCAATGTGGGCAACAAATGGCTAAACAATTTAACACACCGCCTGGCATAGTCTTTCGTGGCGGAGGATGGGGCGGTAAGTCATGAACGATCTAGAAGCTCTAATGTTATTAGAAGAAAGCCTTGCCGATCTTTTAACAGCACTCATCAATATTTATGGAGGTTAAAATGATTGATCATATACTTGCTGAACGCCAAGAACAGTACGGCGATGCACCTGAAAATTTTAGGAAAATTGGCATTATGTGGGGCGTGCTTTTAGGCTTGCCTTACAGCCTGTCGCCCGATCAAGTAGCTAATATGATGATCGCGCTCAAGCAGGTGCGTATTGCCGCTAATCCCGACCTTGAAGACTCTTGGCAAGACATAATTGGCTATGCTAAACATGGACTTGCTACAATTAGACCAACCGAGAAAGGGGTTCAGTAATGAATACTTCACATAACGGGGGCAACGCCATGGAAGTCTTGGACAGGGGAGAGATTGGCGACCGATAGAGTTTGGAAAACGCTTCCTTTTAATAGCCGCACTAGCGGTAGGAATAGCGTTCGCAACACCAGCCTTAGCTCTTGAACCTCAAATGAAGATTACTCAAAAGTTTTTGTATCAGCCTAGAGCTTATGCCAAAACCTTAGTAGCTCCGCAAGAGTTCAGTTGCTTAGATAAGCTGATCAAGCTCGAAAGTCATTGGAACCATAAAGCTAGAAATCATAGCTCAGGGGCATTCGGTATTTTTCAGTTTATGCCGCAGACTTGGGGTCATTACGGGTACATAAAAACCAGTAACCCGATTATCCAAGTTCAGGCAGGGCTTAGATATATTAAAGCTAGGTATGGAACTCCATGCCAAGCTTACGCCTTCCATCTCCAAAAGGGATGGTACTAAGTTCCATACTAGCCGTTCCTAGTGTGGAAAAGGCGTTGAGCGCGTTACTCCATTAATGCAGCTCCGCCGATCTGAAAGTCCCGCTTTTCACAAGGCGGGACTTTTTTATGGTGTAATCTATCCTTGTGACTACAATTATTGCTAAGCAGACTCCGACCAAGTTACTTATTGGAGCTGATTCATTAGTAACCTCTGTTCGTAAATATTCTGACCCACGCATGGCTAAAATAACTGAACGCGGGCAATATTTAATTGCGGGCGCGGGAGAAAGCGCAGCGTGCGACATAATTCAACATATTTGGAAACCACCAGCACCAATAGCGGCAGATAGAGCTGACTTATATCATTTTGTTGTTAGCCGTGTTGTACCTTCTATGAAAGCATGTTTCAAGGAAAATGACTACAAATGGGATGATGACAAAGATGATGAAACTAAATTTGCTTTTCTTATTGCGGTTGGCGGTGAGGCTTTTGACATTAGTGATGATTTTGCCGTTTGCCTTGATGCTGATGGTATATATGGCATTGGAAGCGGAAGTTCGCTGGCTATTGGCGCTCTTAAAGCTGGCGCGAGTATCAAAAAAGCTTTAGAGATTGCCGCAAGCAAAGACCCATATACAGCAGCACCTTTTATTTATTATGAGCAGGAAAAATGGACAAAGTAATCGCCGAAACAGTATTAGGTAGAGCTAAAGGCTATTGCGAGAGATGCGGTAAGCCTGAGCGTGATCTAGCTTTACACCACCGCAAGCTTAAAAGCAGGGGCGGTAAAGATGAGGTTTCCAACTTAGTAGCTATCTGCCATCCTTGCCATAATTTAGACACTAAATCTGTTCACCTAAACCCAAAAGAAGCGACACTTAGAGGCTGGATGGTTCCATCTTTCGCTGATTCAGAGTATTATCCACTTCACTTACCTAGCGGTAAGATTGTGAGGTTAGATAATGAAGGCAACTATAAAGAAATAGAGGAAACGGAATGGCAAGAGTCGAAGTAGTTGGAAATGTTGGAACTGAACCTGAATTAAAGTTTTTCAAAGGAGCTAATGGTGATTTTGGAGTCACTTCCTTTTCATTAGCCGAAACACCGCGTGAGCGTAAAGGTACTGAATGGGTAGATGGAGAAACTGTTTGGTATCGCATTTCTGTATTAGGCAAACAAGCGGAAAGCGCAACCGAGATTAAAAAAGGTGACAAGCTTATTGTTATTGGAACTCTTAAAACTTCTACCTATCAAGCTAAAGACGGAACCACTAAAGTTGGTATTGAGATCAAGGCTGAGTCTTTTGGGATTATACCTAAAACAAAATATGCGCAACCAAAAGCAAAGCAGGAAGAAGAATATAATCCTTGGAGTTCCTAACTTCTCGTGAAGTATGCGAATACTTAGCAATCACACCTAATAATCTTCACCAAATACAATATCGGGGTGCTTTGCGCTGGTCTAAAAAAGAAGGCAAAAAAATTTACTACATCCGTGATGATGTAGAAGCTTTTAAGGCTAAGCGTAAAAAGTGAGGTGTGTGAATTGTCGGCGTTTTCAAGATTACTCGATCTGCGATAACTGCTGGCAATACGCCATGTCACAATTAGAGAAGTTTCCAGCCAAGTATAAAGAGCTTGAACAAGAAATGCTGCCAACAAAAGGTTACGGAGAACGCGTTTCAGGCTCTAAAACTCCGCCTATCCCTATTAGGCTAGAAACATTACATTTACGATCAGGGGGGATTAGTAAAGCACTTATGGAACACGAAACAAAAATGCGTTCTATGCGCCAAGAAACCCGCATTACTTTTCGCGGTGAAGAATTAAATAAGATTACCTTGACAGTTGAATATATCTTAAAACGATCTACTTGGGCGCACGCTGAATACCCTGATGCCGATAAGCTAGCAACTACAATTATTTCAACAGCGCACTCTATTCAATTTATATTAGGTAATAAATCTGAGGACATTATCCTCGGTAAATGTCCAACTGTTGGGGATGATGGAAAGCCTTGTGGCGCAAACCTCAAGATCAACCCCCAACAGATGGATCGTACCTTTGAAATTAAATGCCGAGCTTGTGACACTATATGGGATAGTAAGAAATGGCGATTACTAGGAAAAATCCTTGAACAATCTCATTGACATTAAATCTGCCGCCAAGATTTATAGGGTAACGGCATCTACAATTTACAGGTGGGTGAAAGATGATAGCATTAAGGCTGTGAGATTTAACGGGAAAAAGCACTACGACCTAGATGCCTTACAAAAGGCTTACGACTCTAGGCATCGGATTTGACATTTTAGAAAAATGTGCGAAACTGTGTCTTACATTGGAATTTCTCTACCTGTGAGGGCTAACCTAGAAAGGGTTGCCTCATGGTCATAGTTTCGGGCGATATAACTATTGCCGAAATAGATGAAGCTATCGGATATCTAAATGACCGCTTAAAGATCGACCAATACGGCAATCGAATGAACTGGCGTAAGCGCGAAACTATCCAAGAAGCCATAGATGACCTTTTGGATGAAAGACTTATATTATCGGGGGGCAACCGTGAACATAACGCAGATAGCAGTATCAGAGCTTTCGCTTGACCCTAAAAATGCGCGTAAACACTCTCAGCGCAATTTAGATGCTATCGCCAATAGTCTTAAAAAGTTTGGGCAACGCAAGCCGATCGTGGTTCATCGCGGCGTAGTTTTAGCTGGCAACGGCACATTAGAAGCTGCTAAATCATTAGGCTGGACTATGATCTCGGTCACAGAAGTACCTGACGATTGGGATATGGATACGGCTAAGGCTTACGCACTTGCCGACAACCGATCTTCTGAATTAGCCGAATGGGATGACTCTGTTCTTGCTAGCCAACTATTAGAGCTAGATGAGATGGGTTGGGATATAGGCGAACTTGGCTTTATTACCGAAGAAAAAGTAGATGCTTCTGCCGAATGGCAAGATATGCCTGAATTTGAACAAGATAATAAGCTTTCCGCTTTTCACACTACGGTACATTTTCCAACCGAAAAAGATGCTGACGATTTTTTTAGGACTATTGACCGCCCTAAGAAAGCATCCTTTTGGTATCCAGCTGGTGACGGGCTAACTGGTACTGACGCAAGCAAGCACTATATTTCAGAATAATGAACCCTCAGTTTCCGCTTTATATCCCGTCTAAAAGTCGGGCTGCTATTGCGACAACGCCAAGAGCTTTAGATAAAATGGGCGTACCTTACAAGCTTGTTGTTGAAGCTCAACAGTACGAAGATTACAACCAGCATTTTCCCGCAGAAAAACTTTTAATCCTTGACCCTGAATACCAGCGCAACTATAATACTTTTGACGATCTAGGCGACACTAAGTCCAAAGGTCCTGGCCCCGCTCGTAACTTTATATGGGATCACTCGATCAGCGAAGGTCACAAGTGGCATTGGGTGATGGATGACAATATCAAGCGTTTTGCTCGGCTTCATAAAAACCAGCGCATAGAGGTTGGTGACGGCACTATCTTTGCCGCTATGGAAGATTTTTGCTTGCGATATACCAATATTGGTATGGCTGGTCCACAATATTGGATGTTTGCGCCTAATCGCTCAAAGCTACCGCCGTTCGTGATCGGCACTCGTATTTATTCCTGTAATCTGATTAGAAATGACTTACCCTATCGCTGGCGCGGTCGTTACAACGAAGATACTGACCTATCTCTCGTTATGCTGAAAAACGGCTGGAATACAGTTCAGTTCAACGCTTTCCTTCAAGACAAGCTCACCACCCAAACGCTAGGCGGGGGTAATACAGAAGCTTTTTATGCCAAAGAAGGCACTATGCCTAAAAGCGAAATGCTAGTCAGGATGCACCCTGATGTGGCTAGGGTCGTATGGAAGTTTAACCGTTGGCATCATTATGTAGATTACACGCCCTACAAAAACTTACCTTTAATTAAAAAGTCCGACTATCAGCCTCCAGCTCGTAACCCATACAAGCTGAAGATGGTTGACCGCACTACATAAGTTAGTTACAATGTAAATATGCGGGAAAAAAATGTAAATGTAAATGATTCCGAGCTGATCGACAAGGAACGACAGGTTCTGAAGTATCGGCAAGGTGGCTTGACCTTTGACCGCATAGCGGAGTTAATGGGGTATTCACACCCTTCAGGAGCTCACGCGGCATTCCAAAGGGCTATACAACGCATCAAAGATGACGCATTGGCGGAAGATGGAAGAGCTTTACATAGGGCTCGTTTAGAGGCGGCATTAACGGCTATATGGGATAAAGTCCTAAAAGGAGATTTACGGGCGATAGATCGTATGTTGAAAATCCTAAGTCGGGATGCCAAGCTACATGGTTTGGATATGCCGATACAGATTAAACAAGATATAACTATTGTTGACGAAGGCGAACTCAATGAACAAGTTAGAAGATTTGCGTACCTCGTTGCCGAAGCTAGAGCTAATTCCATCGGACATACAAACGGGCAGCCGATTGTTTTGGGAAGCGACAGCGCGGGAGAGTCAGATACCGCCAATGGACAGTTGGCAGACTTGGTTAATCCTATCGGGTCGGGGATGGGGCAAGACTCGAACGGGCGCGGAGTGGATAGCGTGGCAAGCTCTGAGCAACCCGAAGACACGGTGGGCGGTAGTAGCTAGAACCTCTGCCGATATCCGAGATACTTGCTTTGAAGGTGAATCGGGTTTAATTAGTGTAATTAAGCGTTACGGCATTTACAATGATGCCTCTTACAATAGGTCTAATTTTTCTTATACATTTCCTAACGGGTCGCGCATTAAAGGCTTTTCTGCCGAAGAACCCGACAGGCTTCGTGGTCCACAGCATCATGGCGCTTGGTGTGATGAGCTAGCAGCTTGGGATAAAGCCGATACTTGGGATCAGCTTCAGTTCGGTATGCGTTTAGGTAAGCACCCGCAAACTGTGGTTACTACAACGCCACGACCAACTAAGCTCATTAAAGATTTATTAAACAAGTCATCAACCTTCGTGACTCGTGGCTCTACCTTTGAAAACTCTGCAAATCTATCTGAATCTGCTTTACTTGAGATGCAGAACCGCTACGCTAACACGCGGTTGGGAAGGCAGGAATTATTTGGGGAAGTCCTAGATGACAACCCTGGCGCCCTTTGGACTCGCAAGCAGATTGACGATAGTCGCATAACAAGCGATCTTATGCCAGCTCTCATTAGAGTAGTTGTAGGTATTGACCCCGCAGTCACAAGCGGTGAGGACTCTGACTTAACAGGCATTGTTACGGCTGGATATGCCGCTAACGGACACTATTACATTTTATCCGATAAGACCATCAAAGCTTCACCAGATGCGTGGGCTAGAGTGGCATTGAATGAGTTTGAACTACACAAAGCAGACCGCATCATCGCTGAAACGAATAACGGCGGCGATTTGGTAGTTCATCTATTAAACCAAGTAAACCCTAATGTGCCTGTTAAAAAAGTAACGGCTACACGGGGCAAAGCAGTACGAGCCGAACCAATAGCATCTCTTTACGAGCAAGGTCGCGTTCATCATGTTGGTTACTTCTCTGAGCTAGAAGAACAGATGTGCGAATGGGAACCTGGTATATCCACAAAGTCACCTGACCGAATGGATGCAATGGTTTGGGCTTTGACAGAGTTAAGCGAAGGCAGCGCAACACTCACTTCACTATCAAGCTTGGGCAAACTTTGTCCTGCTTGTTCTTTTCCCAACCTCAAATCTGCTGGCGTTTGTATGAAATGCGGCTCAACACTTTAGGAGAAATACATGACGGCTCAATCCCTAAGCCAAACTCCTGACCCACTCAACCTAGTCTTACGCCAAAACCAAGCATGGAACATTGGATTTAGTTACACCAATCCTGATGGCTCAACCGTGAATGTCACAGGCTATACACCACTCTTACAGTTCCGCACATCTGCGCTTGCCAAGACAACAGTTCTTGCGCTGACAACAGGAAGCGGTATTACCTTTCAAGCCAATGCACAACCACAGGTTCAAGTTGCAACTATCGTCAATGTAGCTCCTGGTAAGTACGAGTGGGATTGC